CCGTGGGGCATTCTTCGCCGCCCGAGCAACTTTACGTGGCTGTTTCTTCATCTTGCGCCGCTGGGGGTTAGGTCCGGGATTCATCTCCACACCAACCAATGGAAATGTTGGAGGAAAGGTGTATTGAGAAACCATTGAACGTGCCCCACCGGGCGAGACTGCATATGCGGAATTCGTGACATTCGGACGTGACACACGGCCATTACCTCGCGGCAATAGCAAACCGATCACTTCATCAGCAGTGTTATCAACAAATTGATTATACGCTACTTTGCCAGCATCATAAGCTTCACCAGCAGCTTTAGCTGCAAAAGCGAGGCCCTCACCAAGCAATTCAGGCGCGTAGGTAGTCTGATCAGATTTGTTGACAACTTGCCTTTGATCGTAATCCGATTTAGCCATCAGGTCAGTGACGAACAAGCCAAAATCCAGGCTGGATAAATCTCCAAGAATGTCCTCCATAAGTATGATATATATCGCGAAAATTATCTAGACCACAAGAAAAGAATTTCTGAATTTCGCACTCCAGAGCCAGGCAACTGGAGTCTTGTGACCTGTCAGGTGAGTGCACTAATCTTTGCGCACCCACCTGTATTGAGCAGGCGGCTTGTCATCATATGTGATGTTATCCCGTACAAAGAAATCAGCATCACAATTTCCACTGATGAAGTCGCCATTCACAACAGTCGTCCCTTCAACGACTGGCTCAACCTCCATGAAGCAGGGTGGTGAGAGAAGAGCGCCAAGTGGTGGACACAACTCCAACCACCGGTAAAACGCCGAAGTATCAAAGCCTGGCAGCGTCTTCGCAACATACTCATCCATCCAGTCAGCAAGCTCATTTGGATATTGATCATCACCCTCAAATTTATCATCCCAACGATGTAGCTCAGGAATGTCAACGTGCGGACGACCACGCATGGCACGAACAACATAGCTTACAAAATCACCAATGATAGGTGTCGCGCGGTCAGTAAGATAAAATGAGGATGCTTTCTCATAAAGTTTAGTCAAGTTTGAAACGGAGTCAGTGAGAGCTACGGTTGTGTGAAACTTAGACAACTGGCGCGATAGGTCGCACATCGAATTGGGGTCACCATACCACACGCCTGGACCATAAATACGCGCTAGAAATTTCACACCGGTCTGACCACGGCTAGTACGTCCAGCCTTGGCCACCTGTCCAAACCAGCTCGCTACGGTGTTGAAAGTGTCTGGATCCAAATCTGGTGTTAAGCCGTCATCACCACCATACACACCAAGCTTCAACCACGCATCATTGGCTGCGTGTCCTGACTTGCGCAATGCAGTATAAGCAATCAACGCATTCAAGATTGAGTTAAAACATGATGTTTCGGCCGAGCCGCTGACGCGGTTCGTGGTATTTTTGTACCGCACACCAAAGCGCGTTATACCTGGTAAATGACGTTGTGAATCCAGCAATTCCAACAGCCGAGGCGTAAACTGTTTCGTATAACCAGCAACCATCAAACGATCCTCAAATTCACGCACAACCTCCGAGACTCGGCCGTCCATCCGTGACAGGTCAGACTCCAACATGACCTGAGCATTCTGACACAAATAAACAACACGATTCGCGATAGCGCAGGGTGTGACTCCAAACGCATACCACGGGTGTTTCTTCATTAGATCAGAAACGGGGTAGATGAACATCGAGTACTCAATTTTATCAGCTTCATTGATGGTGCCAATAACACGTGGATCTTTAACCGAGTCATATGTCTCACGTTTCATAAATGACTTCACTATACGCATGGGCTTGCTAACCCATCGGCCCATCTCAATAATAGTTCTTTGGGACGGCCGATTCTGCCTCACGTACACCTCATCAAGACCTGTAGGACTCATCTTACCAAGATCATCGCCCCAAAAATGCTGTATAAACTCATCCATACATCTGTTCATAAAATTGGAAGCCGGACGATTGCTAGGTTTGATCTTGAGTATCCGACCGTTGACCATGGCCTCATCATTGTTAGCACACAGCATAGGCGCATAACACTGTCCAGCAATGAAAGGAGTCATAAAAGGCACAACGGCAGGCTTTGCTTCGGGATCATACTTCGCAACGTCCATTTGGTAATTTAGAACAGATCGGTCAACAGCAACCACTTTGGGCCCCAGTGCTGGGTGGCTATGTTTAAAATAAGATATC